CCTCAGTGATATTAGTCTTTGCTTTCCATCCGAGTTCTCGTTCAAGTTTTGACGAATTCATTGCGTATCTAAAATCATGACCTTTACGATCAGTTACAAAATTGATCCAGTTCTGATACATGTGAACTGGTTTTCCTATAACGTCAAGGATCAAAGTAACCATTTCAAGATTACTCATCTCATGACCACCACCGATGTTATAACGCTCGCCAGATTTAAAATTCTGACCAATAGTTAACAATGCATCGCAGTGGTCTTCAACAAATAACCAGTCGCGAACATTTTGACCAGTTCCGTAAACTGGGATTGGTGTATTCATTTGAATATTTCGAATTATGGTTGGAATAAATTTTTCTTTATGCTGTCGAGGACCATAATTATTCGAACAATTAGTTACGACTGCCTCGATACCATGTGTGTTTACATATGAGCGAACAAGATGATCGCTGGCTGCTTTTGTGGCAGAGTACGGATTACGAGGATTGTATGGAGTTTTCTCAGTGAATGGCGAATCATCATGAGAAAGCGATCCATAAACTTCGTCAGTAGAGACATGAACAAGTTTTCCCTTGTATTTACGAATACACTTTAGAATGTTGTGAGTGCCATCAATATTAGTGCTGAGGAAATGATCGTCGCCAGTAATAGAGTTATCGACGTGAGACTCAGCAGCAAAATGAAACGTAATTTCTGGTTCATAGTCACGGTATAATTGATCAAGTAAAACAAGGTTTCGAATATCGCAGCGACGAATAACTACTCTATAGTCCTCGAAAAGACCATAAACATTTTTTTCATCAGCTGAATAAGAATAGTTATCTAAGATAACAACTGTATCTGCAGGATACTTCTTTAGATGCGCAAATACAAAATTGGAGCCAATAAATCCCAAACCACCAGTCACAAATGTAGTCATAAAACCTCAATAATTAATTCTGTACTTCCTCATAAATTGCTGGATTGTTTTTACCATAATTTCTCATTATTACACCAGCTTTACTGTTTGCTTCATTCTCAAACTCGCTTCCTGTTTCGCCAGCATAGTTATGCAGTATACCATCTTCATTTTGTTTATGGTGCACTAGTTCATGAGCGAGCGTTCGAAGCGAATCTGCAAGATGACGACCACCTACATTTAAATGAATCGTTCTTTCAGAAGGAGAGTAACCACCGAAACTTGTATTTTCTTTAGCAACATTCTTGTCATTAATTATGATCAGTTTGGGCATCTCTGCAATACCTAAATTGTCTTTACAATAACCCATGAAATCATTAATGCTACTATTGATTTCCTGCTCCTTTAGATATTCTCTGAATTTTTTCATTCGATTTATAAACCTTCTTAAGAAATCGTTTCCAGACCTTTGGATCTCGTTTACGAAAATGAAGACGATACATATAAACAGCCTCGGATTCGTGCCAGCTTATCTTATGCGCCTTTCGTAGTTTATTTATATCGAGTCTCTCAGCCTGAGTCTCATAGGCATGAGCGTCTAATTCATCTGGATTTCCATAATATATAACCTTGAATTTGTTTTGATTTGGCTTTGGTTTATACTCTTTTTGCAGAAGAAATGGTCGCTGGCGTTGTTGGTGTTTATGGCGGTATTCATGATGTATCGCTCGAATAATCTTTACGGCAAGATTCTTAGCACCTTTCTCTGTTATTTTGGCTTTCTTAGGGGTTTTGGGAAAGGCGAGCTGAATATAAATGTGTTCGGGAATAATATCTGAAATACGACCACAATAATGCCCACTCACAATTATACTATGATCAGTATAATACTCCTCTTCAAATCTCTCAGAGGAGAAACATACAATGTATGATTTAAATGCTTTATTTAATTGTCGAATGATAGAGGGAACATGCTTCTTTCCGATCCAATTCTCGGCAAGAGCATAAACTTTTTTTTCAATCTTGTGGAGTTTCATTACACTTTAAGATTTTTGAACTTATTTGTGCTACGACCACGATCAAAGACTGGTTTTGATTCAGCCTCTTGCATAACTGCGTCTTGTGCTTTCTGTTCTAGATCATATAGTCTCATCTTGGCTCGATCAACGCCGATTGTAAATCGCTTATGCAAGTTTGGATCATTGTAACGATTTTTCAATTGCTTCACAAGCATTTGATTTACTTTTTGCAGTTCTTCGTTACTTACCAATGCAAACATAAGATCAGCAGTAGCAGGAAGACCGAAAGACTCTGAAGTATCTTCCAGACCAGGATCTGAGTTTGAAAACCCTGAGCGTGTTGTTTGAGTTGCAGAGACAATTGGTAGATTGTTTTCGACCGCCAGACCACGAAGTTCCTCAGCAATTGCTTTGATGTAAGTGTACGAATTTACATTCGCACCTGCTTTGATTCGCGCAGAGGCACAGATGTTTAGATAATCCACAAAGATGATATCTGGACGAAAGTTCTTCTTGAGCGCAAGGTCATTAATTAATGCACGAAAATGCGCTGGGTTGGCAGACGCAGTTGGATATTCTTTAATGATGAGTTTACCTTTTACATTGGCTTTAAGTTTACTCATGCGTTTCTCATACATATCTTTCGGCATATTCATAAGATCATCTAAAGCAACATTCAGAATATTTGCATCGATTCTTTCTGCAATCTTTTCCTCACTCATCTCAAGAGTAATGTATAGAACATTATAGTTTTGTGTTAAGCAAGCAGCAGCCACATGGCACATGAAAAGAGACTTGCCGACACCAGTACCTGCAAGAGCAATGTTAAGGGTCTTTTGCGGCAATCCTCCCTTAGTAATTTTGTTGAAGTATTCCAAATCAAATGGTATTCTTTTTTCGATACGATGATAAAAATCATACCGATCAGCGTAACTATCCAAAAGGTCATGACCAATGTGAGGATCGAAACTAACCCCCAAAGCATCAGAAAGCAAAGAAGGAATACTTCCCTTGCCACGGTTTTTGTCTTTTCCATCCAGGATTTGAATGGAATCCATAATGGCATTGTAAATCGCTTTTTCTTGACAGAACTTTTCCGTTGTATCAAGAAGCCAGCTGAGTTGTTGTTCTTCTTTGTCATTAGAAACCTCATCAAGCAACTCTAATGATTTATTTAACTCAATTTCAGTTAGTTTGGTCGATTCCTTCAAATTGATCTTTAACGCTGCTATCGGTGGAAGGTTGTTGTACTTCAGAATGAAGTTTTTTATTTCTTCAAACAGTTTTCTTTCGTGGCTTTCTGTTAGATATTCGCTTCTCAGGAACGGGAGCGACTTCCTCATGAATGCTTCGTTCCGAATCAAATTCGAAAGTATCAGTGTTTCCGTTTTCATGTTTTTCCTTCGCGAGCTCTATTGATCCTAGAAGTATACTACGAAAAATGGCTGTAGTAAACCCCTCAAACTTTTTATCATCTGTTTTACAAAGATTTGGATTTGCAATCACATCGATGTCATATGACATTTGATTTTCAGTAGACATATGAATATTTGTATACTCAATTATCACTCCAGGATATTTTTTGAGTATGCGAATTGTCATCGCCTCTTTATTAGATATATCTAACATAAATTCATAGTGCTTATCTAACACTACGAAATTTTTTGCATTCCAAAATTGAAGTCTGGAAAATAAATCCTTAAACATCTCCATCACCATCATCTACAATTGCAGAACTAAACTGATAGTTGGTGCGCACCCACTCTTTAAACTTTTCGTCGCCAAGAATACTATCCCAAAACTCTGAGCATTCAGTATCAGCCAAACGCCACTTTCTGCTATCAACTTCACCAGTCTCAGTATTGACCTTTGCATACCAGCCTATATTTGGTTTCGTAACATGGCCAGACTCAAGTGCCATATCAAGAAGACCACTGTACATAGAAATACCACCATCGAAGCGAACTGTGACAGGGATACGGGCTTTTTCACGAACATAACGAGACTTCTCCACATTGATGATAAAATTATATCCAATTAATTCAGCACCATCTTTCTCTTGTTGCCGACCAATAATGTAAATATTATCTGCTGAATAGTAGGAGCCTGTTCCGCCACCAACAATGTCCTTGGGATATAGACCTATTTCTTTATAGGTATGATTGACTACAACCATGGGAATATCTTTTAGGGTGAGGTGTGGTGTCACCATGCGGAACAGGGATTTAATTTGCTTCGCTCGAGTCATATCTCCGACTGACTTTTGATCAAGCGCATCTTCAACTTCTTTTTTCGAGGCGAGATTACCAATAGAATCAACAACAATCATTACTCGTTCGCCTCGTTCAATTTGACCAAGTTGATTCATGATATCAAATTTCAATTGTTCAACATCAGTCACTGGAGTATGTACGACACGATCAGTATCGACATTGAACGATGTAAAGTAATTTTGTGGAGTGCCAAACTCTGAGTCATAAAACAAAACAACTGAGTCAGGATATTTTTCTTGATATGCATTTACCATCAACAAACTAAATGCTGTCTTGAAATGCTTGCTCGGACCAGCCCACATTGTAAGACCAGGAGTAAACCCACCATCAAGGTCACCAGAGAACGCAACATTCACAACAGGAATGCTGGTCTGAATCATGTCTTTTGCTGCAAAGAACTTTGATTTAGCAAGAACTGCAGTATCTTTAATTGTTGAATTCTTTTTAAGTTTTTCAAGTAGACTCATTTGTAATCTCCGTATATATTTCTATAGTATATAATATTTTATGCAAAAAAGCAATCTAGTGAATCAACTTTT